GGCGTGCTTAACATGGCCTCCAGAGCTTCCTCGGGGCTTGCCTGCTCGCCTATGTCCTTGTGCTCCTTGAGAGAGCTTGCCGCTGTCCAGTCGCAGGCTGTGTCATCTCCGCCAGATGTTAGCTGCTGCCCATCGTCCCCGTGGTCAGTGCCGAGCGAAATCGCCCCGTCGAATCGGCTAGTACCAGCGTCCACGAAAAGGGCGTAGTTAGTGGCTCCTGCTGACCCCCCGGTGGCGATATACAGGGTCGAGGCCGTAGTAATGGTGGGAGTCGCTCCGCCACCGCCATTCGAGACGACGGGCTGAAGCACCATCGTGCGGGCGTTAGTGACTGTTTGATTTGCGTTCGTCGCGGTATAGGCGAAGCCCTGGAACCTCGACGCGTGGACAGAGCTATAGGTCGTGGGGTCGGAGCCTGTCAGCGTGACGGTGTCGAAGTCCTGGATAAAAAACTCCATACTCCCAGAGGCTAACTGTGTGATGGGGGATACTGTCAGCCCTCCTCCGCCACTGCTTGTCCGAAGGTTGAAAGCGTACGTGGCCGTGGGACTGCTGTTGGTGTGCTTAAATGTGGCAGTCCAATCGTTACCCGCTCCGCCTACATTCAGGACGTGGTTATTCGCGAGGTCAATGTTCCCCGCCAATGTCAGCGTGCCCGCGGCCAGAGTCATCAGGTCGGTGTCACCCGTGTGGCCGATGGTCGTGCCATTGATGGCCACGTTGTCCACCGTCAGCGCTGTCAGTGTGCCAAGGCTCGTGACGTTGGTCTGTGCAGCCGTGGAGAGCGTCCCTGCAAGCTCTCCAGAACTCCCGTAGATTACCGCCTTGGAGTTAACCACCGAGTTGGCGCTGGAGCCATCCAGAAGGTTAATCTCGGCGGCTGTCGAAGTGACCCCGTCAAGGATGTTAAGCTCTGCTGCCGTAGAGGTAACCCCGTCCAGAATGTTTAGCTCTGCTGCTGTAGAGGTGACCCCATCAAGGATGTTTAGCTCTGCCGCTGTGCTGCTGACGTTAGTACCGCCGATGTCCAGCGTGGTCATACTGACCTCGCCAGCCGTCAGGATGTTGGTGGTAGCGTTATAGGTCAGCGCCGCCTCGGAGGAGAGGACGCCGTCGGCGCCCGTATAGACCACCTGCCCGGCAGTCAGCCCGTCAGCCAGGAATCCCGACGCTCTTACCGTGTAGCTCCCAACGTCCACGTTATTGGCGATGGTCAACGAGGTAATCGCGTCAACTGTCCCGCCATCTATGTCAGGAGTGTTGATGTCGCCCGTCGTGATTACTGGAGAGGCCAGGGTCTTGTTGCTGAGAGTGTCAGCAGTTGCCAAGCCCACGAACGTGTCCGTGGCGTTCGGCAGAGTCCACGTCCTGTCGGCAGTCGGGTCGGTGATGGCAAGAGTCGTCTCGTATCCGTCGGCCGTACCGCCCTCGAAGACGAGTGGGCTGGCTCCCTGGATGGTTCCTGTGATGGTCACCGTGTCCGAAGCAGCGTTGCCCAGAGTCACGTTTCCTGTCGCCGTTAGATTGGCAAACGTCACGTTGGCGGTAGTGGCGAGGTCTTGGTCGATGGTCGCCGTCTCTGAGATTGTGAACGTCTTGCCACTCCCTCCGAAGGCGAGAGTGTTGGAGTTGGCAGAAGGGTCGATGCTCAGAACTCCTGCTGTGCCGGGAGCCTTGAGTTCCCACCCTGCCCGGTCTGCTGCTGTCTTAAAATAGCCCGTCACGCTGGAGTCCTCTTCGACCTCTATCCCAACAGCAGTTCCGCTCGACGCGCTGCCGCCGTCGTTCAGAGTGATGAGCTTATCGGACACCAGCAGGTTGGTCGTGCTGACTGTCGTCTGCGTCCCTGACACCGTGAGGTTCCCAGGAATAGTGACAGTCGTCCCAGATGCCCCTATCGTGAGCGTGTTGGCTCCGATAGTGTCGAGGATGGTCTTGTCCCCGCTCGTCATATCGAGGTCGGTGAGCGCTGTTAGAGCGCCACCGTTGAGGACAGGAGACGTCAGGGTCTTGTTTGTGAGCGTCTCAGAGCCTGTTAGAGAGACGAGGCCAGCCTCAGCGTAGGTTCTATCAACCCAGGCGCTTCCGCTGTACTGTAGGACGTCGTTAGAAGCTGGCCCAGAGATGGTCGTGTCATTAAGCTCAGCCAGGGTGTCCTCGGTTGCCACCTGTGCATCCACATAAGCCTTGATGGACTGCTGAGTGGCAAGCTGGGTGGCCGAGTTCCCCGACATGTCATCCTGGTCGAGGACGGCAGAGCCGGAGACCCCAGTGTTCAGGACAGGCGACGTGAGGGTCTTGTTCGTCAGGGTCGCAGCGAAGGCATTGAAGGTGAACGTGTCGTTCCCTGTCAGGAGTGGCAGCGTGATAGTCCTGTCTGCCGCTAACTCGGAGACAGCGAAGACGTACTGATGGTCGGCGCTGGAGTCCTCGATTTGAGGAGTCGTCAGGGCAGCAACATCGACCCATTTTCCCGCGCTGGTGGAGTACTGGAGCCGGTCAAGATTAGCTGCGGACGCAACGGTCACGTCAGACAGCCCGGTCAAGCTCGTCGGAGCAGCTACGTACTGTAGATTAGCGCCTCTGAAGGTCGCATTCCTGCTCATGCGCTATACCTTCTGAGCGTAGAAGTCAGCCTTGTCTCCGTTGGTGCCGACATCTATCCAAACATCATATAGGTCAAGGAAATTTTTATCAGTTTCCAGGGTTATACTTTCGCCACCATCTAGGCCCGTAGATGTCGAAGAAGCCACGTCAGAACCGCCAACGAATAGCTGTCCAGAGTTTGTTTTCTGGGCATAGATAAGAACTCGCCTAGCTCTCAGGCTAGTTGCATGGAGTCGAACCGCAGTCCCAGCCGTTCCCACTGCGGTTGAACCCATCGCATGGGTCGGTGTATGAGAAGTTGCCATCGTCTATCCTCCAGCCACCACCGCCAGCCCTAACTGTTGTCAGCTACGAAATCGACCTTGTCCGAGTTAGTAGCTGCGTCGGCATACCAATTCTCTAATCGTTCATATCCGTCGAATAGCACAGTGAAGGCATCCCCAGGCGAGATTGCCACCCCGTTCGAGGAGCTTACCGTGCTATACCCCACGTAGACTATGCCGGTGTTTCCTGCCCGCGCCCGCCACATGATGCCCCGCACAGTGCCAGACGTGCCGCTCTGCACTGCTGTCCCAGCCGTAGACACAGTGATGGTGCCTATAAGGGCCATTACTCCACCACCCTGTTCTCTGACTTCTTGTCAGCCATCGAGCGGTTGTTTGAGTTACGGGCCAGCCGAAACCTGTCCGGCATAGCCTCGGCCATCGCCTTAGCCTGGGCTGTCGGCACCTCTACAGCCTCACCAGCCTTAAATACCTGTCCCTTATAGCCAAGGTCGTCCGTCGTTATGTTGCGAATCTTGCTCATAAAGCTCCCCCAGGGCGGGACACCCGTAAAGACGCCCCGCCCTGACTGCCGCTAGCCGTCAGCCCTAGCTGACGCCGGTGATGTCGTACTGGAGAGCCGTGTGGGTCTGCGCTGACAGGGTCGCCCTCTGCGTGAGCGCGTGACGGAAGCTGATGGTCACGATGTTGCTGCGCTTCTGGGTGTCTCTGAAAACGTCCACTGCCATGTCGCGCCTAAACCCTTGCTGCCACTGACCCTTGTTCACAATGAGCAAGCTGCCGGTGTCCGCGCTGTTGCCTGCGCTGGTTATCTTGCCGTCGGTGTCTGCCAGCCGCATCAACTCGGAGGCTATAACGGGAATCCCACTCACTGCCCCAAGCTGGCCGGTCAGGATGGTGGCGTTCGGCCCCAGCTTGTCCATCGTGCGGAAGTTGCTGATGCCCTGCGCCCTGATGAACGTGTTGACGTCCATAATCCAGACCAGTTCTGACGGCCTGGTGCCGTACTTGTCGAGCTTGCTGCGAATCTCGTTGAACATGTCGTCAGAGACCGCCGCATTGTGGTTGTTCGCCTGCCCGGTGTTATCGACTAGGCAAGCATGGCGAAGACCGTCGTAGCCTATGAGCCACTGAGCCTTGTTCGCCGTCGAGGTTGCGATAGTCGCACCATCAGCATTGATGCTGTTGGCGGCTGTCGTGTCAGCGTTCAGGATGACATCATCCAGAACCTCGGCTGCGTTCCGTACCAGCCCCGACCTAATCTCTGGGAGCAGGGCGATGATGCTGTCCTCTTCGATGCTGAACGAGAAGCTGACCTGGGAGACTAGCTCATAGGCGGTCAGGGTCTTCTTCGCCGTCGCTGGGGTGGACTCCGTCGCCGTGGTGTTCTCAGTCCCTGGATACCAGGATGCATCCCCTAGCTGTGTCGGGATGTCGAACGGGTTGGAGGGCATCGCTATCGTCGGGATGAGCGGTGCCACCTGGGTCTGGAGGTTCACGTCCATCCACAGGGCTGACGCCTCAAGGGTCGGCACTAGCTCGTCACCAGTGGCCGAACCCGTCGCAGTCAGAGCGCGAGTATTGCTATCAATGGCCCTGCTGAACTCTCGGAGCATCGACTTGGCATATGGGTGCCGGGAGAACTTCTCCTCGACAGCCGGGGAGACCCTACCAGACGCCCCTTCCACGAGTTGCCCGGTGGCGTCTGAAATCTTCTCGCTCCACTGGCGGTTGCCGTCTGCTATGCCCCTCATAAGAGCAAGGTCGACAGCGTCCATCCCGGCGTAGGGGCCATCCTGCACCCGAAGCTCTTCGTCCCCTGCACTGGCTCGGACTTGCGCCCGCTTCGCCTCGCGCTGGGTCTCCTGAACCTCGGTGATGCCCGCCTTGAGCTTGTCGATTTCCTCCGCTTGGAGGTCGACCTGCTCGGTGACAGGGTCGAACCTGTCCGTCACGAACTGGTTAATCTGCCCCAGTTCCCGTCCAATCTTATCCATCTCGTCAGACATGCTTGTCACCTCTCAGTCGTGTATTTATGCCACGTACCGCTGTTAATAGCCGCTCTGCGTCTGCTGCTGATTCCTCTGGCTCTGGCTCTGACTCTTCCTCGGTCTCTGGCTCCTCCTCGGCTGCCGCGTCTAGTAACTGCCGGATGGAGCAATCAGGATTGCCCGCCTCCCAACACGCCCCTGTCGTCTCCTCTGTTGGGGCTTCTTCTTCCTCTTCCTGCCTCTGCCTTATTTTCTCATCGATATTATTATCGACTTTGTATTTACGGAAGGCGTCCTGTGCCTCGAAGCCCGACCAGACATCGTCATCGTCAACCTTCTCGGTGAGCAAGCCTTCCATCATCCGAGAATAAATCTGCCTGACAGCGTCGGGGTCTGACGGCACCGATACGATAGACCACTCCAGTAGATCGGAGCGGACGTCCCGCTGGTGGCCGTCCTCGCTCTCTTCAGATTCCAGAGGGAGCCAGGAGACCGAAGCCGCCTTGAGGAAGCCCTTGTCCCAGGCGTTGCGAACCCGGTCAGCGAACGGGTCGTCGGTGAGGAACTCGAAGTCGACCTCAATCTTGCCGTCCGTGTTGGTCAGGCGGTTGGTGCGCCCAATGGGCAGACCCGCACTCTCCGTCTTGCCACTCATATCATGGCTCCAGAGGACGACGGGATTCCGCATATAGTTCTCTAGCTGAAGCCCTGCGATGTCGAGGTCTGGCCCCTGCCTCGCCCGTTCGTTCACGAATATGGTCGCCCTGTAGGCTCCTTCTGTCGTCGCCTCTCGACGCTCAAGGACTACCTCTCGGCTATGGACTAGTGCTTCAGGCATAGGCTCCTCCTGGCATGGTTCGCAATCTATGGCTCGTTTCGATTGCTCGAATAAAGCCCCCTCGTGGTCTCGGCAGTGACGCCGAGCCTGGGACGATGTCCAATCCTCGCTGGGGTAACGGTAGGACTGAAGCACCATCGCAGCGCCGTCCTCGGCCAGTCGGCCCATGATGGCGTCCAGTGGCCTAGCGCCCGACTTGCGCCTTACCCGCCTGAACGAACCCCGACGGAAGTCAGCAGGGTTTCGGACTCTACAGGCGTGTTCGTTTGGGTATGGCATAAAAAAACGCCCACCGATGGGGTGGACGTCTAAAGGGCGTCTCTGGAACGTGGGCGACTAAAGGGCGCTCTGGTTATTCAGTTGTCTCGTCAGTCTTGGAGTCTACTTCCTCGTCCGTAGTCCTGTCAAGGAGAACCACGGCAACGTGAGTCCTGCCGTGCTTCCTCGATTGTATCTCCAGCAGGTGGTCGCCTACCTTCTCGGCCATGACTACAGGAGAGCCAGGGCAGCACGAGCAATAGACAGGGTGTACGTCTACCGTGTTCCCCTTACCCACCTGTCATGCCCTCCGGGATTAGGACGCACCGGCAGTTGATGTTCTCAGCAGGGTCTGAGCCTTGCCCCGGCCCGTCCATAGAATCCCCGCCGACCTGGAACTGTTCCGAGAGCGCCCGTATCTGTCCGTGGATTTCCATGTGTGAATCTCTGACCCGTTCGTCGAGCGCCGTATACCACCGCTTGCCGGGAACGTCAGCCTGTTTGAACGCCTGTAGGCTGCCCTGCCCCTGCGCTACTGTCATCTCTGTACGAGCTACCCTCTCAGACCGGGCAGTAGTGGCGAACTCTCGATAGTCTCGCAGCTTCTTAGCTATCTCCATCGGCCCCTGACCTTCCTTGCGGCCCTTGCTGATGAGGTTCAAGACCGTGTCTGCCGTGCTACTGTTCACGTTCTCAGCCCAGAATTTCGTCCTGGTCAATATCCAACTCTTGACCGTCGGGGCCGTTATGTCGAAGGATATGCCCAGCTTGAACTTGTTGTTCTGCGCCTCGGCACCACCCAGGAGTCCGGCAGTTAGGTGCTTGCGGGCCAGAGTCGTGAACTGCGGTATCCAATCAGTGACGTTCAGCACCGGGGCAGCCCTAACTTTTACAGCGGCAGTGCCGTTGGTTCCTCGCTCCTCGCCTTCGGTCTGCTTCTCAAACTCTCGGATGACGCTGTTGGCCTGTTTGCGGAATAGCTCCGAAACATCACGCCGCATGGCTTCCTGTAGCTTCTTGCCCTTGCGCCGGAGGGAGTCGTCTATAGCCCTGCCGTCCGCTTCCCAGTCCAGTGACCGGGTGCTGGCCGTAGCGTCGCTTATGGAGAAGGCTGGCGGTGGCGCTGCCGGTGCCGAGGGCTTGTCGCCCCACTCTACGTTCTCCAGACCCATCTCGCCTCTGACTTCGTTGACCGTGAGGACGCCCATCTTGACGTATTTCTCACGCCTCGCGGCCTTGGCGTCCTCGTCCTCTTGGAGAGCCTGGACGCCAGAGGTGTCGAACCTGACCACCAGCCCTTCCTCGCCGTAGAGAGGCAAGAGCATCTCGGTCAATTCCTCCTCATAGAACGCCAGCTGCGGCCCGATGCAGTCCTCCCAGAAGCTCTTGCGGGCCGTCATGATGTTGGCGTAGGTGGCCCTGGATAAATCGTGCAGCATCGGCGTCGGTACGTTGAACACCCGTGCCACATCCTCGTTGCTCCATCTCATGGACTCCAGGGCCATCATGTCCTTCGGGCTGAAGCCGAGGTTGCTGGCCGTCATGCCCTCACTGAGGATGGCGGGTCGGCGGCTGTTCTTACTACCAGCG